ACTTCTTCTAAAGTCTCTGTTTGTCCTTCTCTTTTTACCATTTCAATATCTCCTGGATTTACATTATTAGTTGTTCTTGTTTTTGTTAATATTTGTCCTCCTCCTTCAGATTGAGCTGAACCCATATCTTCTCCTTCAAATTCCTCTAATTCTAAATTATCATCACAATATTCATCACATGCATCAAAATCTGATAAATTATGTATTGTTGCGATTGGTCCTTCTATTGTTGGATTATATACTTCTTCAGGAAAGTTCGTGGAAGGTTCCGCCTTTTTAGTTTTATCCAAATAATATTCATTATAAAATGCATCTAAATAATCTTTTAAATCATCATCTATTTTTGCACCAAATGAAAGAGTATATACTGGATTCATTTCTAACAACATACGTTTTAAAATTAGTATTTGTAAACATAACAATTCATTATTTTTATTTTCATCAAATGGATAAATAGTTTTTAACTTATCAAGTGTAATCATATTCATTTGCTCATTTCCAAAAGTATAGTTTTCACCAAATAATTTTTGCCATATTCCTAATTTTATAAACATGCCACGTGAAATTGTTGTTAGTAAATTATTATGCATTATAAAGATATATTCTGCAACATTGAAATACATTTTATTATTTGGTGACCAATAGCCTTCTACGGGTTCCATTATATATGTATATTCTGGTTCTTCTGTAGGTGCTTCATATTTAGGAACTGGGACCTTTATCTTCTTTGTTCGTTTTTTTCTAGTAGAAACTTCTATTTCAAATGGTTCTGATTCTTCTTCGTCTACACCTCCTTCTTGTATTATTTCATTTGATAAATTAGTTATATTATCCGAAAAAACAGGAAAATAATGAACTATTTCATCCACATTTTCACAAAATAAATATGCAATATAATTCATTATAAATTGGTTTATTACATCTGATGAAACTAACAAATCAAAATTATTAATTTCTAAATTGTTATTGTTTTTTTCCACAATATGACAAAAAGCACATTTTAATAAAACAAATAAATCAGCATAACCCAACATTGTACTATCATCTACTGAACCTATTAAAAATGAATAAATAATATAATCTAAGGAATTTAAAATATCAGTTAGCGAAGATGCATTTTTTGCATTTATTGGACTTACATTTTTTATTATATCTGAAAATAAAGGATTCTGTTCTCTTATTCGACAACCCAAATATGTTACTATAAAAGTATTTAAAGATGAATGTAATGATATTATATCAGCATCATTCTCATATTTTTCATATATTTTGGTTAACATTGTTTCTGTTAATCCATTTACCAAAGGTTTTACAAGAGATGCGTCTTCTAACCCTTTGGCTTCTACTTTTGTTTCTTTATCAATTATTTCTTCATCTATATTGTCATCCGACTTTGCATCTGTTACAAACTCTTTTTTTAAATTAAAAGGACCTTCAGGATTTTGTTCTCCTCCAATTAGTTTGTTGGTTGTATTACCTATTTCGTTATTGTCAAAATTAAAATTAAAAATACCTTCTTTTTGTCCTTTAGACATATCTGTATATTCTAGGTCATTATACATTCTAATGTCTCTTGGACCTCCCCCATAACTATAAGCAAAAGTTTTAAAATATTGTAAACCAGCTTTTATATTTAAGCTTTGAAATAATTCTGTATTTTTATTAATTGCACGGGCATGCATTGTACCTAAATTATAGTCATGAATATAATCATGAACAAATGCTGATAAACATATTAATAACATATCTTCTTCACGTTTAAATTTAATGGTAACTTTAGATACACTATTTATATCATTATCCTTAGTCACTGTTACTCCGTTTGTTTTAATAGCATTTTCAAAGTTTTGTTTATAAGGTAAACTAACATAGTCTATACTAGGATTTAATTGATTACTATTTAATGATGTTTTTAATCTATTTATTTCTTTGTTATTTTCATTATTTTCAGAATTAATCATATATTATCAATATAAAATATAATTATTATTGCGTTCAAATTTATTTTTACTAAATTATATGTGCAAATGATAAAGTATAAAATAATATTCAAGAATAATTTTTTTGTAAAAAATTAATATATATATGATTTATATAATGAGTCTAATTACTAAATTATTAGATAAATTTTTTCTTTCTATTGAAACTGTCTTAGATGAACATATTTCTTCTAGAATTGATAAATATTTAGAAAAAGGAATATTAAATATAGAGCAAACAAATAACCGTGGTGTAGCTGATGATAAAGCAACTGCGGTAAAATCTTTTACTGATGCATTAGATAATCCAACAGATAAAAAAGTAAAACAAGCATTAGACGATGCTGTAGCATTTGTTGCTTCTGCACAAAAGTCAGGAAACTCTGATAATGTTACACAATCTTATATTCATTATAAAAAGGTAGCAGTACTTTTTATCAAGAAAGATGACCCTAATATTAAAAAACTTATTAATGCTGACAGTGATGAAGATATTACAAGCAATAAAATTGGATATTTACCAGAATATAAACTCTAAAATTATAAAAATATAATACAAAATAAATTATAAATTGTATTATATATGTTTCAATTTTGGTCCTAATTCCTTATAAATATAATTGTTATATGGTAAATTATTTTTTAATGCTTTTGTTAATGTTTTGTCACTCATTTTTAAAGTTGTAATGCAATCATATTTAGTTGTAAATTCACAAACTAATTCATTATTTATATTATATTGTCCTATTCCATTCTTGTATAACAAAGGTTCACCATATTCTTCTTCATATGAGTCAATCAATTGTCCGTCGCAGTTATGATATAACATGTAATAAACACCCTTTGTTTTTGTTCCATTTTTTACATGATTATCTAACGCTGAACTTGATTCATAATCATTAAATTGTGCTGCTGTTTTTCTATCCAAATATACATTTAATATTTTGGTTTTATCTTGGTTTAACTTTGCAATATAACCCAAATTTTGTGATTTAGTTTCTTTAGTTGGTTGAATATTATATAATTGGTATGGGTCTAAATTTCGTTCAACTAATGTCCAACGATAGTCGCAATATACAGTATTTTGTTCAATAGCTTTCATAATACTTGGTCTTTTAATGTTTTTATTATTATTCATTGCTTCAGTAACTGACTCATATACTTTTGTTAGTTGCATTGTATTTGGATGAATCTGCTGCAATCTGGGACCTAAATGTGGCATTTGTTGATTAAACCCAGTTGTTACTTTTGGTTGTTTTTCATTAGATTTATCTAATAATAATTGCATATGTTGTTCTAACCCACATACTTTATTCAACAATAATTTGTTAGTTTGAATAATTTCAGACATCAATTCATTGTTAATATTATTTTGAGTGTTATTTTTGTCTTTTAACATTTCAATTTCCAAAAGCAGTTCATTTACTTTATAATTATAAGATGATATATTGTCGTTTATTATTTTAAGAAGCATTTGGTATGTTAGTTTTTTTCCAATTAAAAATAATTCAGTTTCTTTCTCGTGTCCTTCTAAATTAGTTACTAGATTTTCTCTTATTTCAAATGTATGATGTAAAAACCTTTCAAAATCTTTAGATTTATCAACACTAAAACAATCTAATAATAAACATTCTTCATATTTACTTTTGTGCTCTTTGTATCTATTAATAATACCTTTACGACTTTCCCCAATTTTAATAATATATTCTCCATTATCATATGATTTTACTTTAATAATATATACTAACTCACCTGACATAGCATATTTATCCAATAATGTTTTTTCTCTTTCTAAGTTCTTTTGATTCTTTAATTTTGTTTCACATTCTATATTCTTCTTCTCTTCTAATAAGTGAATTTCTGTTTTTTGTTGTTCTAATTGCAACTTGAGTTCATTACTTTCTTCTTTTGTAATTTCATGCATAATATTTTCTAGTTTAATAAAATAATCATGTATTTCATCAGCTTTTTTAGTTCCTGCCTTCAAACAGAATTTTTTAAATGTATCAACATTTAACATAATAATTTCTTTATTATGACCTCCCCTAACATTTTTTTTTGCTCCCGAAGATTCGGGAGCAAAAAATTTATAATCTTTATTATTGATAAATTGCTTTTCTAATAAATATTTTGCATGATACTTTTGTTGAAATCCTAGCCACTTCCATACATTATCTAAATCAATTACAAAATCATTTTTAGGGTCATATTTCAAATAACAATAAAAACTAGCCAAAAATATTTGTTGTTCATAATTAGTGAAACTATTTTTCACCTTTTCAATCAATTTTGACTGGTAATTACCATTAAATTTGGTAATTGGATTGCTTTCAATAAGATTGACTATATCAAAACTCATTTTATATACTAATTATATAATTTGTCTTTATATTGTTTTTTTGCTTTTAAAACCAAAAAACAATCCAATATTCATATATTTGTTAATTCATAAATTTTGTTTCTTAGTGCATTATAGTATTCATAACGTTCTTTTGTTAGTTCAGATTCGTATACTTTACAGTTTCCACTTGCTATTATTTCTGTCTTCTTTTTATCTAAAAAAGTATTTGGATTTGTTTGTATAATTGTGTTATATATTTTAATAGTCTTCCATCCTTCCAATACTTTTTCAAATATAAAAATAACTTCTTCTCCTGTTACTGTTCTTTTGTTTATTCGTTTTGCTTCTCTCCTATTATTTTTCATTAATTTGTAATCTTTTTTATATTTATTTTCCATATTATATAAAATAAATATATTTTTAAGCGTATTTTTCAATTTTATTTAATTCGTTTAATTTATTAATAGCCTGTTTTAATTTATCTTGACTACTTACTCCATTAGATTTACTTGTAGACCAACTTTTTTTATCTAAATTTGGATGTTTTTCAACTCTAAAAAATTCTCTATAATTTGTTTTATCTTTGTTTCTATATTCTTTTGTATAATAAACATATTTTGGCATCATTTCTTGAGTTATTCCTTCAGGCAATTCAATTGCAGAAGTTTTTCTAGCGCGTTTTGTTCCTTCTTTAATTCCTTTACTATTTTGTTCTTGTTCTTCTCTTGTTGCTATTCTAAGATTGCTGTAAATATTATTCAATGGGTCTTGGTCTATATGGTCTACACTTATATTTAAAGTTCCTTTGCCATTTCCGTAACAACCAGTTATAATCTGATGAATATATAATTTATTATTTCCGACAACATAACCATTTTGACCTTTAAACCAAGTTATTTTATTATTGGTTAACTCATAATCTAAAATTTTTTGATAACTTATTGGACACAACTTAATTATAGTATTTGGTTCACAGTACATTAATATTATTATATTTTCATCTAATTTTACTGTCCAATATGGATTCTTATAAATTCCTGAATCTTTTCCAATATATTTTATATGCCCAGAATTGTAATTAATTATATTATAATTTAATTCAATATATGTCTTTATCTCTTCAAAATTCATAATATAAATTATATATTATAAATATTTATATATTTTTTAAAATCAATTTTATTACAAAAATAAAAATATAA